CGCCACCATCTAAATCTATTATAATTTATCTTTTGATAATTTTTATTTAGACGTTTTTCTATTGATTTTCTACTATGTGGAACACTAAACATATTAACAGGGACAAACTACCCATAGGGCAAAATAAGTTAAATAAAATATAAACGCAATAAATAAAAATCCTGTTATTGCTTCAATTTCTTGTTTGTATTTTTTGAATAGATTTTTCATAACTTTTATTTTTTATATGGGTAAATATACGAAAGGAGACCTGGGTATCCAAGTCTCCTTACACATATCTTAACCTTATCTTATTCTAACTTTAGAATCTAAGACCAAATCCTAATGTCAGATTTGTTGTTTTTGCATTAACATCATATACTACTTTAGGATCAATGAAAACGCCCTTATGGACTTTAAACATTTTTCCAACACCTACTTTAAGTAAGTCAGTATCGAAATCTTGAACTGAAGCATAAGCAAAGAATTTATTTTTTAAATCAAAAAAGTACCTTGCTGAAACATCAACGCCTAAATCATCCGAAGAATCTTCTTGAGCTACATTTAAACCTATTGCTAGATTATCTGTAAATCCATATCCTATGAATGGTTTGATAGACAAATCTGTCCATGCTACATTTGCAACATCACCAGTTCCTACGAACCAGTCACCTTTTACCTGTGCGTTAGCTGAAAACGTAAACGCTAAAGCTAACAAAATAATCAATTTTCTCATAATTTTTAAAATTTAGTTAATATTCGGGTTAATTGAAACTTCAGCCAGGTAAGACTGAATTTTATCTTTCATATGTTTAAGAACAATGTGATGAACAATATACGAACACTTGTTCACGACTCCACATTATTTTAATAAGTTTTTGTATTTTCTTCGTCTCTTAATCTATTTAATTCGGACTCTATAGCTTTTCTATCCTTTTGGTGGGCAGTATAAGCAGCCATACTATCTAATTTTGATTCTAATTCTTTTATTCTTTCTAAAGTATCATAATGGTCTCCATCATTTCCATTTTGCCCTATTATATCCATCCTTTTTTCATCTTCTTCTGAATATTCATCAAATACGTTAGCTTCATCTTCCCAATTAGTGTATTTAGCTTGTTCTTCTAAAGTAGCTCCCTCTACTTCTACTTCTTCTTCATAAAGATTTTTTTTAAATTTTTTTTTAGGATAAGCTTGATTAAAAGTAAAATTAGCAGCTACTACTAATGCTACAGCTAAAGGATCAAATACAAAAATAATTACTAAAAGTAACACATTTATAATTTTATCCATAGGATAACCCGTGAGTCCTGATAAATACTTTAGTGGTCCTAATTCTCCAGCTACATCGGCGTTATTATCAAGTTCTAATATTTTTCGTTGGTAAGTACGTAATGAATCTACTGCAATATCTCTTTTTACTTGTACACCTTTTCTATTATTTTCTTCAACTTCAATACGATTTTGTGCCAAGCGTAACTCAGCCGTGGAAATGGTGTTTCGAACGCCTCCAACCACACTGGTGTCCTTGATTTGTATGGATCTAGATTTGGCATTACTAAGAGTAGTAATATTTGCCAATATTTGGTCAATTTCTTTATCATATCTTGTTAAATCTTGTTGGTAAAAATCTACTTTTTGTTGTAAAAATGCTTTTTCATTGTCAACATAAGTTAATTGATTAAAAGTATCTTGATAAGCTGAAGATAGAAATCCGTAAATTCCCATACTAGTAATTAATATTAATATAATAACTGCCACACTTAGATAATACTTAAGTGCTTTATTAATTGTATCCCAATATTGATAAAGTAATGACGCAGTAACTAATTTTGCAACTTCTAAAGAACCTGCCATTATTATGACTTCAGTACTTGCTCCAGCAAATAATTTACTTAATCCAAAAACAGAATAAAAGGCTGCAGATGCAGACACTGATAACGCAGAAAACGCTACCAGGAATGGAAACATTCCTTTTCTAATTGTGCTAAACATATTATCTTCTTTTAGTCGTAATCAATATACGAAATTTCTACCTCATCTCCACGTAATAATGCATCAGCAATTGGAGGGTAGATTCTTTTATAGGCATCATTTGAAGCTCCTATAAAACCATCTTTTGATTTAGAAACATTTTGTTGTTGAGTATCCCCAACTAAAAGACAACCCATAGTGTGTTCATCAGTATTACCTGTATGGATTAAAATATATTCAAAACCTGGAACTTCTCTTACCCATAACATTCCTTTATGCCAGGAACCATATTTTTTAGAATATCTGGCATGATATCCACCAACTGTTCTTAAAGTAATTTTATAAGTACCTGCTGGTATTCTTGTTTCACCTTTTATTTTTTCATCTCTAGCTTCATCTTCTAAAGTATAAGCTAAAAATTTTTTATTATTAGTAGCATCAAATAATAATCCATTTGTACTATCTTTTTGTGAACTAAATCTTAATACTTCTAATTTCATTTTTTCATGTGTTTTGTTAAATTGGGATATAAATCGTATAAGGCATCCGAAATCCATTTTTCTATTTTACTTATTACTTTTAGCATTTTCAATCTCTAATTTTTTAACTGTTTGTTTAAGTTCTTTAACTTCTTCTTGCAAATATTGTATTCTTAAATCTTGTTTTGCATCATCAGGTAATGCTCCCATTTCACCTCTAGGCCATTTAACTCTAAATTCATGATTTAATTCAACATCATCTTGCATTCTAATTACATCAAGTTGTAATTGAGCAATTTCTCCCTGCAAAGTAAACCAAACACCTGCAATCGATATAATACCAACAACCATTCCAATTAGAGCTTTAATATCTAATTGTACTTTTGATTTTTCTGATAAATTTTGTTCTTCCATTGTTTAAAAAATAAATATTCCCGCACCTTACGGGACGGGAATAAATATTGTTACCTCCTTACTTTTTAAGAATGTGATACAAAACAAAAGCACCTACTAAACCTAGTAGTCCTTCTGCGTTAAGTGATCCTAAAATAGCCATAATATTATCAACTACTGATATATTTGGCCAAAAAGGGATTCCAGCTCCAGAGAATAATACTTCTAGTACTACACCTAAAGCTACTAAACTCACACCTATGTGAGTAAGTTTATCAGCCCAAGAGCCGATCTTGTTTAGAATTTCCATAAAATTGGGGTTTTAGTTAAACAATACGATAACTAGCAACTAGTTAATTTCTTCGTTTTTGTTTTTATTTCCGAAGATTTTACCCACTTCAGCTATTCCGAATGAGCCGAGGGTAATGATTACAAATGAATTATAAATGTAATCTTGTATTACGAGTTCTTTCCCGTAAAATCCAGTAATAATATCTACCGCAGCAAATATTACCATAACAGCAAAGGAAGCAAATCCTACTACTGATTTTTCGTTTATGTCGTTATTATCTTTGAACAAATTTACAAATGCCATAATAATTCTATTTAAAAGTTAATAAAACTAATGTGGAACCTTTTTATTATACATATTAGTAAGCTGATTCTTGCTTAACTACCTCTATAGCTCTTAGCATTTTTGGGTAATCTACAGGACATAAAAGATCTAATCCTGCTTTAGCTTTAAATTTTATATAGGCATCTCCTTTTGTATAAACTAACAAAGTAGGTGCCATTCTTATGCGTAATTCTTTTTTTAATTTGGGGGATGTTGCGATATCAACACGAAAATAACTAACTCCTGGTAGATCAACTAATTTTTTCCAATCTGGAAATGCGTTAATTTTATTAAATTCTGCCCAAAATTCTATAACTATTATTTCATCTTCATCATCATCAAATCCACCACCTCTATTTATTGTATCCTCAAAATTGTCGTCTCCGATCCAGTATTTTGCAGGTACTTCTTCTTGTGCCCAAACAAAACAGGGGAACATAAGAAGAAAAATTATTAGGTTTTTCATTTATCTTTCTTTTGATACTTCATAAAGACGTTCTTCTAGCTTATCTAATTTATCTAGAATCATTTCAACATCTTCTTGAGTATCCATAATCGTTTGTCGAATTAACTCATCTTTTAAGTCATATTCTACTCTTTCAATAACTGGTTCCGGTTGAGTTGCTGCATAAGCAATATCCGCTTGTAATGTAAACCACATTCCTGCTAAGGAAACAACAAATGCAACTATCATTGCTATGGTTTTTAAATCTAGAGTTACTTTAGTATCTTCTCCTATTTGTTTTGCCATTTTACTATCTAAAAGTGTAATTTAATCCAAAGGAAGTGTTAACTAATTCACTATCCCACATTTTACTATATTCTCCTTCTACAAATACTCCTAAATTTCTACCTATCTTCCAACCAAAATTAACTCCAGCTGAATAATCATCCCACTGTTCTCCATCTAAGTTATCATTATGACCTCCTTTACCCCAGCTATTTCTGTGTAAATAAGAAAAGTCTTCATTTCCTGCAACATAGTGATGGTATGGTAAAATATAATTTGCATAGGCATGTAACCAAAAATTATTTTTATAATGGTAAAAATCTAAACCTACTATAGGAGCAATCTCTGCAAATGGTTCTAATAGATCCCATTGTTCTCTATTATAACGATTCATTAATTCTGTAAATATTTGTTCTCTAAATTGTAAATCAGTATATGCTACAATATTTCCTTCTTCATCTTTCCAAATCCAATCAGAAACTTCTTCTCCTGTATTAGCATCTGTATAAGTTGTGTAGTGATCTGAGTATCCATATTCAAATCCTAAGCTATACCAAGGATTTACTGGGTATTCATAAGGATTTCCATCTGGATCTAAAATTGGGTTACCATCTTGATCCATAGCAACTTGTGTTTCATTCAGCCAAATTTCAACTGGATTATAACCGTATGCTCTTTGATGTGTTCTATAAATTGCACCTGCTGAAATACTCAATTTCTCACCAATAGGTAATCTAGCTCTTAATTCTCCAGACAAATATTCTAAGTTAATTTTACCTACTTCTCTAGATTCAACTTTTGCAATGTGATAGTTTCCTGTGTGTTTAATAAAGAACCTGTGATTTTCAAAATTTTCTCCTCTCCATCTTTCTTTTTCAAAATGGAATTGGTATTCTAATCCTTTAAGGGCTGAAGAAGGTGCTGTAAAAGCTAATTGCTCTTCAGTACCATCATAATAATTTTTTGGTTTTCTTTCGTAATTAAATCTAGCTAATTTTCTAATTCCAAATCCATATCTGTAATCAAATGGATAATCAGGTGTGTTATTTACAACAACCGGAATATCATATAAACCCCCATCAGGATTTGTTCTTACAAAATAAGTTTGTTCTTTAGCTTCAATAGAATTTTTAATATCACCCGCTCCGTATATTGTACCGTATTTAAGAAAGTCTTGATAAAGGTTTTTAAAGAGATTACCTTTTTCTTTAATTGGTGTTTCAAGTATTTCTTGAGATAGTATAGGGGATGTAAATAGCAGCGCAACAATTAATACTAATATCCTCATATTATGATCTATTTATGTTTGACGATAAATATGTGAAGATATTTTTAGATTCGTCTATCCGTCACAGGAAATGCAATCAGCTTGCCGACTTCCTAAATCTCCTTTAATTACTGAATCAGTTCGTAGATAATAGAATGTTTTGACACCCAACTTCCAACCTTCCATATGCACTTGATTAATCCATTTTGGGGAATCATTAGGATCAAATGATAAATTTAAAGATTGGGTTTGATCAATATATTTTTGTCTTTCAGCTGCTTGTTTAACTAATTCTAATTGGTTTGTTTCTGAAAATGTTAAAAATACATCTTTTTCTTCTGCAGATAATATGTTATCTGGAAGTCCTAATACAGATCCTCCTTCTTGTAACATTTGTTTCCACCATTTTTCTTTATTTTCACCTTTAGATTCAAGTAAAGCTTCTAGTGATTTATTTTTTCTTATAAATGTTCCTTTAGCACCATTAAATGTATAAACATTAGCAGGTAAAGGTTCAATTCCAGCACTAATACCACCACAAATAACAGAATTTGATACTGTAGGAGCAACTGCTAATAAATGAGTATTTCTCATACCAGTTCCTCTACACCATAAAGGTTCTCCATACTCAGCTGCTAAATCCATAGAAGCTGTTTCTGATTCCATTCTAATTTTATTAAATATGTTTCTTGTATGTACTGTAGATGCTACTGAATTAAATGGTAAATTTTTCTGTTGTAAAAATGTATGCCAACCCATTACACCTAAACCTAATGCTCTACCTTTAGAAGCATGTTTATGTGTTCTTTTTAATGACTCTTTACCATTTGATTTATCAATAAATTCTTGCATTACTCCATCTAAAAACCAAATTGCGGTTTGAATACAGTCTGTATCCTTAAATTCTTCCCATTTAGCTAAATTAAGAGAAGATAAACAACAAATAAACGAATGCTCCTCATCTGTAAATAATGTAATTTCAGAACAAATATTAGTCATAGTAACATCTAAATTATTCATTCTATAAGCAATAGGATTATTTTTATTAACATTATCCTTATACATTATATAAGGTTCTCCTGTTTCCATTCTTGATTTTAAAACTTTAGCCCAACGATTCATTGAATCTGGGTCTCTAGCTTCTAATTTTCTCATAAATGAATCACCTACAACAACACATTGATGTAAATTTAAACATTGTCTATTAGGATCACCTTTAGGTCTACGAATTTCTAAAAATTCATCAATATCACCATGTTCAATATCTAAGTTAACAGATGCTGCTCCTCTACGAACATTACCCTGATTAGTAGCAATAATGGATGAATCATAAATTTTACACCACGGAACTACACCTTCACTTTTACCATTTCCAGTAATTCCTTCTCCACGTTTTCTTATACGAGATACGCTAATACCTACACCCCCACCAGAGGCGGTTAATTTCATTAGTTCTGCGTTAGTTAAACCAATTCCACGTATAGAATCGGGTGTATCTACACCAAAACAACTAATAGGTAAACCTCTATCAGTACCCATATTTGATATAACAGGTGATGCTAATCCTATCCAACCATTCCAAATATATTTATAAAATTTACTAGCTAATTCTGGTTTTTTAAGTCTATGTGCCGCTGCATTTGCTACTCTTCTATATGCAGCTTTTACTGTTTCACCAGGAAGTAAATAACCTTTAGAAATTGTTGCTAAAGATATTTCATCCATCCATTCAGGGTATTCTTTTCCTGCTACCCAATTACTATAATCTGCTATTAAATTATTATCCATATTAAAATATTGATGCGGCATCCCAATTTTGAACACCTTTACTATAATTAGTTACTCTATTTGCAAAGAAATCTGTATGTTGTTTTCCACCTGATAAGTTATCAAACCAACTCATTCTTTGTACTGCTTCTTGATCTATACCATTAACTATCGCCCCATATCCTAGATCACTCATTTTTGTATTTACTCTATGTTTAATAAAAGATATTAAATCATATTTTGGACACCCTTTTAAATCACCCATTTCATATACTTTATCAATAAAATCTAATTCTAATTTTAAAGATAGTCTAGCTGCTTCTTCAATATCAGATCTTAATTCAGGAGTATCAAATTCTGGATGTTCTTTTAATAATGTTCTAAATAACCAACAACCCGCATCTGAATGTAATGATTCATCTCTAATACTCCATTCAACTATTTGACCTACACCTTTAAGTTTATTATCTAATTTAAAAGATAATAAAACAGCAAAAGATGAAAATAAATTAACTCCTTCTGTAAATGCAGAAAAGATTGCTAATGATTTAGCTCTTTCATGCCAATTAGGAGTACCATCATGAGAATCTCTAACTTCAGTTAATGCTTCTATTTTAGCCATTGTAGTTTCATCTTCTAAAAATTCACTAAAATCATCTAATCCTAATTCTTCATTTAACAAAGAATAAGCTTCTGCATGAATTGTTTCAAAGGCACCAAAAGTAACAGCCATTTTAATAACCTCTGGTTTTCTGAACCATTTAGTTACTAATGAAGACCAATAATCATTTACTACAGTTTCAGTTTGTGCAAATCCTTTTAAGATAGAACCAATTATATTTTTTTCTGTATCATTTAAATTTTGTTTCCAATCGTTTACATCTGACATCATTGGCACTTCAGTATGTAACCAATGTGCTTGTTGTTGTTTCATCCAATAATCGTGAGCTACTGGGTATTCAAATGGTTTATAAACGACACGTTCCTGCAGTAAAGATGTTTTTGCCATAATTAATATTTAATAAGTTATTGTAAGTTTTCTTTAAAACCCTCTAATTTTTGTCGAAGTAAAGCCTTATCAAATCTATCTGTATCTGTATCAAATTTGTTGGTTTTAGTAGGAGGGGTAATATGTTCATCTTCTTCAAAATCAGTATTATAATTATGAACTTCAAAATGGCCTGTTGCAGTATCGGCTTTAACCGAAAATGTAAGACCATCCATGCCATATCTGTTTTTCATAATATGAAATCTACCTGTACCTTTTACTTTATCTTCTTTTTTACGTGATAAAGACATTGAAAAATCAGTGATCATCAGCTTATCATAAGAACCAGCTGCTTTATCACCTTCAATAATCTCATCTTTTGCACCAGCACGGTTAACTTGGGAAACTGACCAAATAGGTATATCTAATTCTCTAGCTAATCCTTTTGTGCTTGTATAAATATCATCAATTTCGTCCTTACGCTCACGATTTTTCTTTCTTGATGAAAGAAGATCTACATAATCAATAAGTACCAAATCTGCTTTACATCCCATATTTGCAACTTTTGCAATATGTGATTCAATAGTTGATACTGTTGCCCTTCCTGTTGGGAATTCTTTGATAATAAGTCTACCAGGCAATTGAGGTACTATTTCTTCTGCCTTTGGTTTTAATTCATCAGTCTTATTAACTGGAATTTGAGTAAAGAAAGCATCATATCTTTTTCCTACATAATCTTCACCTAATTCCAAAGTATAGTGAAGAACGTTATATCCCAGTCTAACAGCATATCCCCCTAATGCTACAAGAGACCACGATTTACCACCTCCAGGATTACCAAAAATAAGACCAAAATCTCCATTTCCCAATCCACCTTGTAGTAATTGGTTAATCCTTTCCCAAGGAGTAGGTATAGTCGTACGAGAATTTTCTCGATAACGTTCTTCGATATCTTTATTATATTCATGTCCTACGTTTTTATCTTGACCAGCTTTAAGAGCCCCATCAACTAAGTATCTAATACCATCAAAATCTCCTGCTTTTAATAAGTCAACTGATGACATTAATGCCTTTTTTAATTGTTGGTTCCTACAAAAATTAGTGAATTCCTCCTGCACATATTTCAAATCCTCATCAGATGATACATAGGCTAACTTTAGTTGTTCTTTAATAGATAATTGTAATACATCATTATCTACTTTTTGCAATTCAATTTTTAATGTTTCTAAAGTAGGTGTTGTATGGTACTTATCATAATATTTAAGTATCTCTTTAATAACCCACTTATGAGCATTATTTTCAAAAAATTCATCACTAATAATATCATGTATATTAGTTAAAAACTCTTTATGAGTTAGCAGTGATGAAATTGCCTTTATTTGAAAATCTGGTCCGTAATTATTTAATGATTTTAATGTCAATTCTTATAACCTTTAAAGTGTGAAAATTTATCGTTTAACCATATTTCTAAATTTCTAATCATTCCTCCTAATTTATCTTCATTATAAATTTGAACAAATAATTTTGGTTGTAATTCAGGAAATTCTTGATCAATAACATAATCTATATATTCTATTTGTTCCGCATCAACCATGGGTTTACTTAAATCCATGATTTTAAAACTATTTTCTAATTTTACTCTATCATGAACTATCCTAGAATATACAACATGTTCTTTAAATTTCCTAGTAGATATGTCAAAAATATCTTCTAATGTTAATACTTCTGTTTTTAATTCAGGAAATTTTTTAAATATACCTTTTTCACCTAATCCTTTTACTCCAGGTATTTTATCTGAATTATCTCCTAGTAATGTTTTGTATAAAATAAAATTCTCAGATAATACACCAAATTTTTCTAATACAGTTTCTGAATTATAATATTCTTTTTCCATTGGTCTATATAATATAATTTTATCAGTAACTAACTGAACAAAATCCTTATCACTAGATACAATAAAACATGTAGAATTATATTTTTCAACTAATTTTTGAGATAACACTGCTATAATATCATCAGCTTCTACCTTATCTATTATAGTAGTTTTAATAGGTAATAATTTTAAATACTGAATTAAACGTACTATTTGATCCACTTTAGCATCATGTTCATCACCTAAATCTTCAAATACTTCCCAATTAGTAATTCGTTGTAATTCTCTACCTGATTTGTACTCGGGGAGCAGATTCTTTCTATTAACAGATGAACCTGCTCCATCGAATACTACATAAACAGATGTTGGTTGGGTTTGATTTATTAAAGCACCTAAACTACGAAGAAATCCACCTAACCCACCAATGTGAACTCCGTCGGGATTAACCATATTTAACATTGCAAAATTTCTAAAAAATAGATTTAATCCATCTATTAAAAGAACTTTATCATGTTTTTTCAAAGTTGGTTCCTCCCTTTGCTCCTGGACTTCGTCCAATAGCTTAAATAATTCTTTATGCTTCATAATTACTATTCTGGTTCTTTCTCGAAGTGAGAAATATCTTGAACTTCTTCTCCTTCTTCAACTACATCAAAGTTCATGCCTCCTAATATCTTAGCCCAATCTTTGGCATTATCTTCTTTGTATTTTTTAAGTTCATTTGGGTTATCATTAATAAAACCATGAGGAGTCATTACTATTTTTCCTCTAGTAGTAACACCATTAATGTGATTTTTATCAATTTGTATATTAGCTCTTTTAGCAAATTCTACCTGCTTACCATCTTTAATTGCTTTAATTTTAGATGTTCCTGCAGACATAACATTACCAAATGTAACTACAAATGTTGAATCAAACCACATTGCATAACCACCTTTATTCATTAATTTAGGTTGCCCCATAGGTGATGCTGGTTTTAATGTCCAAACTTTATTAACACAAACTAACGTATTAGTATAAGGTGATGATTCTTTTCTTGATAATGTAACCTTTTGGTTTACATTATTTCCAAATTGAGTTGACATAGCACCTGCATTCCATTCGTTATTGTTTTTATTTGATTTAAGTGACATTTCACAAGGTACAGAACCAATACTATCCCATAGGAATAATAAATCATAAGGTAAGTTACCTCGTTTTTGTTCATCCATTAAATCTAAAATAAACCCAGCAACGTCTTCAATAGAATTAAGTGTTTCTCTATCAACATAAATGAAGTTACCATCATAATTAACAACTTCTCCATTTTCATCTTTTTCTATGTTAATATCTAATCCCATTTGAACCGCATGTTCCCAATTCCATTTCATCTCTGTAATAATAAAAACAGGCAGTATCCCATTATTTTGGGCGGATACTGCTGCTTCTATCATTGCCGTTGTCTTACCTGTGTCCGAATGACCTCTAAGTAAAACAATGTGCCCCATAGGGATACCAGGTATAGAGGTAACTTCCCTAAAGGCAGGAGAAAGGGGAATCCATTCTTGATCCTTAAATTTGATGTTTTTGTCTAGTCCCTTTTTATTTTTAAAAGCATTCAGGTTAAATTTACTCTGAATCTCTTTAGAGACTGCCGCCGATAATGATTTCTTTTTTCTCGCCATGTTTAAAACGGTAAATCATCAACTTTTCCATCTTTTTTACCATCAAATAGAGAATCAAATTGATCCGTCTTATTTTGTTTAGCTTTCGAAGTATCTAAAGAAAACTTAGAACCTTCAGATTGTGTAGTATCTTCAAAATCATCATTTGGTTCTGATATGATACTACCTTCTTCATCAGTTTCAGGCGCTAACCATTTTTCTAATGCAGATTTCATTTCATCAAATGTAAATTTCTTAAATTCAGCATTTGGATCTGGTTGTTCTGTTTTCCATTTTTCTACTAAAGCAGCATCATCACTTAATGGTGTTTGCTTTAATCTTACCCTAACAGATGATTTATTATACTGTGTACCTGTAGATTCAGGTCCTACTGTTTCAATAGTAAGATCTCTACCACCTACAATATCAGTATAATCACCGATTTCTTCATCTACAGCTAATGAAAGTAATTCTTCATAAATTAACTTTCCAAATTGCCATAATCTAACACCTTTATCTTCTTCACCTCTAACAATTACAGGAACGAAAATACGTGTTTTAGGGTCTAACTTCTTAGCTAGAACATAATTTTCTTTATTATACTCTTCTCTAAGTTTATTAGCGAATAAAGCTATAGGATCTTTTTCACCATAATTTAGGGGAGAAAGCATAACTTTATTTGTAATACCATAATAGAACTTAAGTTCCGTAAATGGGTTTTTAGAATTAAAAGCACTAGGCACAATTCTAATCTGTTGTTTACCTACAGTAGGTCTCCAAAACGTCAAACTATAATCTCGTTTTTGGCCTTGGGGTTGTTTTTGTTGGAGAGTGTCCAACTTCTGTTTAAGCATTGATAAATCCATAATTTTATAACTTTTTTTAATGTAACTACAATATACGAACTAGAATTTGGGGAGCCAAACTATAGTTCAATTATTTTATGTATCTTTGTGTTTAATTGATTTAACTCGTTATGTTGAGTTAAAAGGATACAATTTCTATAGTGTTGCCAATCTACTTGATAAGTAGAATCAACTACACCCCCATTAAGCTTTTTAATTAATTCATTTAAAGCATTAATAGTATACAAGGTATTAGATTCCTTCTTTCTGTGTACTAAAATTGTATTTTCTGGGATAGTATGAACGTTACCTTGGTCGACATTATAAGTAATAACATATTCATCTTTACCTACTATTTCTAAAACAAATAGTTTATTGTATATAATCGTGTACTTACTTTTAATTTTTTCTAAAAGTGGGTCCAGATTATCTATATCAGTAAATGTGCAGAATAGTTTATTATTCAAATCTCCAATAGTTTTGATGTCTGTTACAACATCATAATTCGCGTTATACGTATTTATTTCCCTATCTAAAGTCGTAATCATAACCTTGTTTTATTTTTATGTTAAATTTATATTTATTAAATACATCTTGGATATCATCCATAATTTCCTTCTCATCTTCGCTAAAATCAAATAAAAATGAATCATATGTATATAATATTAATTTTGTTTTTTTACCTCTTAATATACTAAATATATCCCACAGTATACGAACATTCATTGACGTCTCCAAGTTTTGTAACAAATAATTAAATAATTTTTGCGGATTCATTTCCTTATAATAATCTCTTTGATAAACATAATTTGAAATCGGACACACAATATCCGCTCCTTGATAAAAATCGAGCCACATATTATGTATATACTCTTTTATTTTTTTAAAGTATTCCAGATGCTCATATTGTTGGAATACACCTCCGTATAATTGTTTGAATGTTAGTTCTTTTGATTTAGCATAGCTTACCTTGTATAATTTCGAAAGATGATCGTGTATATCCACACTGGGGAAATTATAATCAATGAGACGACAAGACAAACTAGGATGATAAGCAGAAATATCAATTTCATAAAGAATATCATTAGATGGTATAAAAGATTTCCTACATCCGTTTTCTTTGTTAAGTGCTGCATAATTTACTCCTTTGTATTTATTTGATGGTCTTGTAGTTAGTGTTTTTAAGTTGTACTGACTGTAGACTCGTTTACCATTAACGGGATGAAAGTGGTGTTCGAATCTAGGTACGTGTATTTGTAATCCACTTCGCTCGAGAGCGTTGAATACCACGGATACTCTACTGTTAAAGAATTCATCATATTTAGTTGGTTTATTGTTAATATTCGTTTTTAAATTTTCAAAAATGGT